TAACAGTAATAACTCCATTGACATCTAATTTGGTAGCAGGATTTAATGTTCCGATGCCAACGTTGCCAATATTTTCAGTTAAGATTAAATTTGTATTAGGGTTGATAACAACGTTGTTACTTGATCCTATATTGAAATCCCCGTAAGAATTTCCTATATTAGAGGAATCTATATTAAAATATAAAGGATTATTGTTGACTCCTATATTACCAACCAATGTACCTCCGCTTAAAGGCAAATATTTTGAATCGGTAAATTCTGTCGTGGCAACATTTGCAGAAGCACTATTCCATGAAGAATATGCCTCATTCCAATTTGCTGAATTATTATACACTTGAGTATTAATAGTTGAATCAATGCCAATACCTGTTAAAGTGTTTCCGCTCCAATCAAACATTACATCTCCATTTGCATTATGTAATACTCTTGCATTAGGATCAATACTGATTTGATTATTAGAATCTTGAATAGCAGTATTTGGAAGAAATAATAAAGGAGAACCAAGGGGAAGATAATATACTGTTACACCGTCTTGTTGAAAATTTGTCAATCTTCCTGCTTGATAATTTAATTCATAATTAACTGAACATTTTAAAGAAATACCTTTATTTCCACCAATACCTAAATCAGTTGTTCCTTGTGTTAAATTTGATCCATTTTGAAAAGCAATAATGGCATCTTGATTCATTATTCCCCCCGATAAAGGAAGAGAATTTTCTTGAACAAATAATGCGGAACCGGCTGCATCAAATGCCGATATATCTTGAAAAGCAGCAGAACCTAAGAAGTTTCCTCCTATTAATAATTGATCCGCAGAAATAGAAGGAGAATATAATGCATCTAGAGTATTATTATATAAATGTAAATCTCCAGTCATCGTTCCTCCTGCTAATGGCAGATAATCATTTTGAATATTGGTTACTGTTGAATTAATATTATCTAAATCATTCTGCACATCAGAAGATACAGAAGTTCCAAACTTTCTATACAATTCTGTGTTAAGATTAATCTGTTGTTGTGATGCCATTGTTTAATTATTTATATTAATCCCGGTCTTCCCAATTCCCAATATAATTTAAGGCAACCCATTTATACGGACAAGGAATATAATAACCAATCTGGAATCCTCCTGTTTCAGTTATATCGAAGGTATTGGGATCAACAACATCTACCCATTCATTATAAGTAGCGAAATTACCAATTACATTATTCAACAATACTAGATAATTTCCCCCATCTTTATTGTATGCAAAATAACCAATTGCTCCACTATCTCTACCCTTTAAAGTATCTCCTAAATTAATATTTCCATACCAATTATAAGGCCATATCTGTGCTTCATTAACCGGTAATGACATTACTTCTAAGTAATTTCCCACATCACTAGCATAACAAGAATATTGTGCCATGTTTCTTCCTAAACGAAAACACCATTCACCTATATTGGCATCATTGTTATCAGGATATACTGAAAACTGACTTAGTGCATCTGGTTTAGTTGCAAGAAATTTAAAAACACCTTGTCCGACTGCATCTTCTAAAGGGGGTAAATGAAAAGAAGTATAACTATAATATGGAACAGATTGATCCGTTATAATCAATCCAGCTTGGTCAACAGAAACCGGAATATTATACCATCCCGGTCCATTATTCGGGGCAATAAAGATACTATTTTGCCATGTTGCAGAATGGGTTTGAACAGTCGTAGTAGTATCTTGTCCGCCATTTCCCCACACTGCCGACATTCCACTTACAGTAGTAAATGAACTATTCCAATTAATAATTTCTACATCCGTAATCTCTTGCTCATTAACAAATATATTCGTCGCAGAAATAGTTAATCCACTTAAATCCCCTACTAATGCTCCTCCACTTAAAGGAAGATAATTAACCGTGATTTTATTAACGCCTTGAGAGAAATCGGTAATATCCTTTACCGTATGGGTATGGGCAATATTTTTAGATACTATTCGTTGGGAACAAGACACAAAATTATTTACCAATTAATTCATTAGGTCAAATCTTCCACTGTGATTTCTCCCAATTGCATCAATTCTCTAATCTGCTCTATAATTGCATTTCTATCCACTTCCTCTGGCTCGTAATAAACTATCTGAGCATCCTCATAGATAACAGTTGGAGCGTTTAAATCACTGGTTATAATCAAACCATTGAGGTACGGATATTGTTCCACACACCAACTATAATGTTCAGGAACACTAACTGGATATGGATTCTCCACTCTATTACATCTATTTGCATCTTTAGTTAATTTACTCCATCCACAATCATTAACGGCAATAATATCAACTAATCCTGGTCCACCAGCAGACGGCATTTGGAAACTTAATCTTTGTGGACTTATCAACGAAAACGTATCAATAGGATAACCATTAATAACCGTTCCATCAGGCATAGTAAATGCTGACATTGAATACATAGCTGAATTATTACCAGAAAGATATAAGTTAGTAACTTGTTGAAATCCTCCTCCATCTACATTAATAGTAGGAGTATCAGTCGTTCTAAAATAATATTCATTAACAAACCTCAATTGTGGTTGTCCTGATATTGAATAATAATCTGTTTGATTGGCAGAAGCATAATCTGACATCGTTCCATAATCACAATCTAACATATCCGTGATAATAATATCATCATAGATAAAACAAATAGGTTTAACAGGAGTTAGGGTCGTTCTAAATAACCAAGTTTTGATAGTAAATTTAGCAGTTGCAGTTAAACGATAAGGTAATTTATTGTCTAGATTTCCTCCTATTGTCGGATAATCCATTCCCACACTTCCATCCCAATGTGTCTCTACCCTTAATTCATTTCCGGTCTTTGGTTCTCTTATTGAATAAACAATATATGGATTAAAAAAGACGGAAAAATTCTGAATAATCTGTTCAACATCTTGCTGATATTTTCCTAAAATAGTAATTTCTACATCAATATTCCAAGGAATTGCTCGAATATTAGTAAATCCCCCTTGTTCATTTTTATAAATTATATCTTCTGTTTTATTTTTATTTCGGGCATCATCTCTTCTCATTCCAGTAGTTGTCATTGCAACAATAGGAAACTTAACTGTATCAGGCTTACCAGTTATATCTTGAAGAATTCTAGACTTTGGCCCATAGATGAAATTAACCTTGATACGATCCGTTTGCTTACCCGTCATATCCTCATAACGTCTAATCTCCATAGAATCTAAAACATGTTCCAACATCTTCAAATTCTTACTAATTTCAAAATTATAATTATACTCTTCCATTTTAAATATTTACATAAATATTATCATGGCATATGCTGATTCATTATTCTCATTTAATCCTCAACATGGTTATTCGTTTAATCCTGTTGGGAATAACAGAAGTGGTGATAATGCTAATCCAATCAGTGTTAATACTAATCCATACGTTCCTAATTGTGGACCAAATCTAATTGAACAAATTCATAAACAGCAATACCAAGAATATGTTAATAATTTCGGACAAACTATTTCTTATCAACCTGTAAAGTATAATTTTAATACGCATAATTTCCTTTACGGTGAAGACCCAACATCCGGTTATTTCTATGCAAGAAAAATGAAGGCAATTATTGAATTTAGTTCTTATACCACTTTCTTAACTAAATTTGGTATTATGTCTGATTCAGATATAACGATTTATATTCCTATTTCAGAATTTAATAGAGCATGGGGTTCTCCACAAGGAGAAACTTATCCATTAGCAGGAGATTTATTTATCATTGATGCAGAAGCATGTGATAGACCTCTCGGCCAGTCTCCACAAGTCTATAGTGTTGGCGACAAAGCGGATAATATTAAACCTGTGGATTTTATGGGTAAACATTATGTTTGGAAATTAGTTGCCAATAGATTCGATTACAGCTATGAACCCAATGCTCCTGTGGAGAAGTTCTTATCAGAAAATTCAGGAGATTCTCCTGCCTATGGAAGATTACCAGGAGGCGATAATCCTCCTGATTTATCCACTAAAGAATATAATATTGATATTTTTAGCAAGCAAGAATTCGATTTACCTAAAAAAGAACAATCTGTTTATGGAACATACCTATAATGATTAGTATTGCTTTTATTTATTTTTAAATAAATACCATATATGATCGTTTCAAGAAAACTTATAGTAGAATCTCCTCAATATGACTTATCATTTGAGAGTGTCCAAGAAAATAGAGATGCAACTAAACGTCTTTACATATCTGGAAGATACCTTATGTTAAATAAGAAAAATTTAAATGGGAGAATCTATGAAGAAAATGAGATGTTACCTGCTATTAAAGTTTTCACAGAAAATGAAATTAATGCTAACCGAGCAGGAGGAGAACTAAATCACTCCGAAAAACCTGATATGGATTTAGAACGTTTAGCACATAAAATTGTATCTTTAACTAGAGAAAGTGGTGATCCAAATTTCTTTATAGGTAAATCCATGGTTCTATCTTCTCCATCTGGGCGTATCCTCTCTACCTTAGTAGAAGATAATATGTCATTTGGTATGTCATCAAAATGCTTAGGAGTTCTTCAAGAAAGTTCTGATGGTAATATAGTAAAATCTCCTATAATTGTCGGGATTGACGCTGTTTTCCAACCAAGTGTGAATACAGCATATGTACGGGGAATTTTAGAAAATCGTGAATATATTATTGGAGATGATGGAAGGGTAGCGGAGGCTTATGCTGCATTAGATAAAAAATTATCAAAATATCCTTCCAAGCATTCTGATGAGATTCGCGCATATATTGTAGAGAATCTACAAAAGTTTCTTGCTAAGATTTAATATAAATAGTTTTATATGTCAGATTTAACAACTATTTATGAAAGTATGCTCGTTCCGGCTAGAGCGGCAGTTTTAACCGAAAATTCAGAGAATACTTTTAGTCGAAAGGTGAAAGTTCATTTTAATTATAAGCACGATAATATGATAGATGATATTTCTATACAAGAGATTGCTATCAAATATGATATTGACATTGAATATAGAGATTGGGGAATAAAAAGTATTGAAGTTGATAATATTCGCGGTCCAGAAAGCATTAATTTGGAAGTGAGTTATTATATCAATAAAGAGTGGGAAACTAATACTAAAACTATCCCTTTAAAAATAGATTGGACTAAACCATTTAAAACTTTAAAAAATAAAGGTGAAGGTGTTATATCAGTAGATGATATAGTTATTGATTTACAAGGAAATATCAAACAAGGATTCGTGGTTGCAGGAATGGAAATTGAAGTGTTCACTCTTTAATTAAATTAGAGTTTAATATATGAATTTAGAAACCATTTATGAGAGTATGATAACTCCTGTGCAGGTTGGTCCTTTAACATTTACTAAGGA